AATTGACGGGTTTTCTTGAGGGTAATGACATAGGTCTCCTTGATTTATAGTTATGCTTGAGTGATTATAGCATAATGGTTGCAGAAATGCAACAGATTTTGTGCAGAAAAGGTAAAAACAGAGCATTATATTTATGCTAAATATAAGATAAGGACAAGAATAATATGGCAACCACCCCAAACGCATCACCCTCTACAGCAAATGTAACCGGTACCGGGACTACAGCCACAACCTCAACAATTAATATTACAGCTAATTCAGCAGCAACATTGGCTGCTGCACAGGCTGCAATCAAGCAAGCTACAGGAAATGCTCCGCCTAATACGTTTGCCGTAGGGTCAACCACAAATGTTTCTCAAGCAGCACCCGGGGGCAAGTTTGTCCAAGGATCAGTTACTACTCCTGTATTGAATGCAGCAGCAGCCGCATCCCCGCCTGCAACAAACAATGGAGTTTCGTCTGTTGTATCAGTACAAAATATTTTGGGTTTAGCAGCACTAGCTGGTGCGGGATTGTCAGTTTTTAATAACGTATTTGGTGGGACAAACTTATCACAGACTCTTGTGAATAATTCAAATACTGCTACACCGGCATCTTCAACAAACAATGTACAAGATCCGGCACAAAGGGCACAAGCAGCGGTGGTAGTTCCAAGTACAGGCTCAACTAATAATGTATCAGATCCGGCGCAACGAGCGCAGGCGGCTGCTGCTGCGGCGCCCGCAGATGTAACTTCTACAACATCTACATTATCTGATGCAGAAGCGGCTCAGCTATTTGCAACAGAAGAGGATCCGTTTGCAGCAGCCGAATCAACTACATTATCTGATGCAGAAACATCTCAATTATTTGCAGTAGAAGAGGATCCATTCCCAAATAGTGAGACAACAGTATTGTCTGATGAAGAAGCAGCCAAAATATTTGCACAGATAGATGAAGAGGCAATTGAAAATGAAAGCCCGGCCTCTCAATTAGTCGCAGTAGATGAGGATCCATTCCCAAATAGTGAGACAACAGTATTGTCTGATGAAGAAACTGCTCAATTATTCGCACAGGTAGATGAGGAGGTAATTGAAAGTCCCTTTCCGGAAGAGATTCCGGATGAAGAATCTGCGTTCCCACCAAATACGGTAGCACAGCAATCAGCCGAAGTAGATGAACTATCTGCATATCCACCGGGTGATCAGCAAGTTGATGAAAACAATTATGTTGAAAACTTTGATCCGCCTCCAACCGATGAATTTGATGGGATAGATGCACAAGTAGATGCAAATAATTATGTTGAAAACTTTGATGCTCCAACAGTTAGTGATGAAGAAATAGATGCAGAGATACAACGGGCTAAAGATGAGGCCGTAGAAAATCCGTTTCCGGAAGACATTCCAGATGAGAATGACCCGCCCCCGGATGACGAAATTGAATCAGACAACCCGCAAGATGGTGCAGATGAATCTGGCTATAACGGAGCAACCGGGGATGAACGTAATACACAATCACAAGCTACTCAACAAGATGCTGCAAATTTTGCAGCTAAACCAGATTGGCGTGTAAAATTAAGATTATCGCCGGGTGCAAAATATTTATATAATGCTGACCCGCCGGGTATTTTGGCTCCATTACAAGCAACAGATGGAGTAATATTTCCGTATACTCCTGCAATTTCAGTTCAATATGCAGCAAGTTATGATCCTACTGAGTTAACTCATAGTAATTATAAGTTTTTTACTTATAGAAGTAGCGCAGTTGATTCAATCAGTATTGGATGTGATTTTACTGCACAAGACACCTCAGAGGCAGAATACTTATTAGCAGTTATACATTTCTTTAGATCATTAACTAAGATGTTCTATGGACAAGATCAGAATCCTAAAAACGGAACTCCCCCTCCTTTGTGTTATTTAACTGGACTAGGTGCATTTCAATTTGATGAACACCCGTTAGCAATTACAGGCTTCACCTATGCTTTACCCACTGATGTTGATTATATAAAAGCAGGCAGTACTGCTACACCGGCGGGAGTAAATAGAGGAAATAATCCATCACAACCCAAACCCGGCGGATCGGGACAAGCAGGTGCAGCTAGGTTGTCTAGTAGTGGAATTAATCCAGGGGCAGTTTCAGCACCTCCGGATTGGCAAAGAGATACTGGAACAAAAGAACCCACGTATGTTCCTACTAAAATTAGTTTAAGTATAACAGCAATCCCAATAGTAACTAGAAATGATATAAGCAATAAGTTTAGTTTGACAGAATATGCAACAGGTGCATTATTAAGAGGATCTAAACGAGCAGGCGGAGGAATTTGGTAATGGCAGCTAATAGTGTATACCCGGCGTCAAGCCCGTATTATTATACTGAAACAGTTAATAATAATTTTTTAGATATTATGGTCAATAGACCTATACCAATGCAACCATCAGATTTGTATTGGGAAATAACTGCGGTATATGAATATAGGCCTGATTTACTAGCATATGATTTGTATTCTGATAGCAGATTGTGGTGGGTGTTTGCACAACGTAATCCAAATAGATTAAAAGATCCATACTTTGATTTTGTTACTGGAATAGGAATATATTTACCTAAATTAGACATGATAAAACAAGTTCTAGGAATATAAAATGGCTGATAACTTAAACAGCGCAAAACAAAATAGAATAATTGAGTTGTCAACGCAGATACAGGCATTAGCGACTACTTATGTTAATAAAGCAACTACGTTAGAGAACAATGTAGATCAAGTTAGTATCTATGAACCATCCGCACAAGCACAAGTTGACGTTATTGTAGCTGAGAACACTGCTGCATATCAGGCTTATCTTAGTGCTTATCCTAGTTTAGTAAGTGAGATGAATGCACTTTATGCGTCTTTGACTCCCGAAGAACAAGCGCCGGTAACTAGTTATATTACTGCTTCACAAACGGCCCGTGATGCCGCTGTAACCGCTAAAGGTAGTTTTGACGCAATGAACTTTACTGTTACCTCTGAGATTAAACAAGAAGTAAAAAGTAAAAATGCTGAAATAGAAGCGAATGCTGCTAAAACTCAAGAACAAACTGACCAACAAAACAAAGAATTTATAAACTCCGGCGGTGCTGACGGTGACAAGGAAATAGAAGCTGCTCCGGGAGAAGATCAAAATTTATTAAATGAAAATCCTCCTGCAGGCGGGGGTGCTCCGGTTATAGCAAATCCTACTACACAAGCAGGTAAAGCAGGTAGAAATAAAGTAAAAAAACCAAATAAGCGTTGGCAAAATCCATTGGGTAACTTTTCAAGCTATACATATCAAATATCTCTTTATATGATTACACCTGATGCGTATGACGCATTTATTCAATCGGGTAGGCTTGATATCAACGCTATTAACAATGCAGCACCTGGAGTATCATCTCCCGAATCAGTTGCAGCAGAAGATGCAAATACTAGAGATGCTGCGGTAAATTCAGGGTTTGTTCAAGCAGTTGGTGAACGGGGAAGAACAACTTCTCCACCGTCATCATCAAGTGCAAATGCTTCTACTACACAATTTAAAAATGGTGCTTACTTAATTGCACAAAGCGGTGGTATTAATAACAATACTTCTAAACGTGCCCCTGGCTTTGACCTAGATTTTTTTATTGATGATTTAAAAATAACACAGGCTATTAGCGGACAAGACACCCTTAGTGCAACAAACGTCACCGATATAACTTTTACAATAACAGAACCATATGGATTTTCTTTTATTACAAAATTACGCAATGCTGCAACGGAATTAGGTAAAGTATCTAAATCTAAAAATTTTCAAGATTTAAAAAATCCATCAAGACAGTTTTTTATGTTAGGTATTAGATTTTTGGGATATGATGCTAATGGTGAAGTAATTGATCCTTCTAAAATACCATCTGCTGATGGTAATCCAAATGGAAATGCATTTGGTCTATATGAAAGATTTTATGATATTTTCATCACTGAACTAAAATTTAAAATAGATGGTAAAGCAGTAGTATATAATATCAAAGCAAGTAATATTGCGTCCGGGACAGCATTTGGAACAAAACGCGGATTTGTAGATAAAGGTGCCGCTGTTTTAGGGTCAACTGTATATGATGCACTGATGGGTGGTATGGACGGGCAAGTAGCTGCCGGAGTTAAACCCGGTGAACAAGCGGCTTCTAAACCTCCGCAAGCCGGTACACTTGGATTACTTGCAAAATTAAACCGAGATCAAAAGAAGCTGTTAGATACCAAGGCAATTGAAATCGCAAGTGAATGGGATGTAGTATTTTTAGGAGAGTCTGAAACTGAAATCAAATATGCAAGTATTGTTAATAAAGATGTTTTAGATAAAAGAGTTTGGGCCATGAGTAACGTTAGTAATAGTTCTCAGTCAAATGTAGCAGCCGAACAGGAAAGCGCACCTGATAACACTGTGCGTCAAATTACTTTTACCAAAGGTGGCTCTATCTTACAATGTGTTAATCAAATTATTTTACAAAGCGAATATTTGGTTAATGCGTTAAAAACGGTATATGTCAACTGCTGAAACAAATGAAGATGGTAAACCAGTAGAAGATGTTCAGCCTGAAGAAGTAAGAATCAAATGGTATACTATGACAGCAGAAGTGCAAAACTTGGGATGGGATAAAAGCCAATCAGATTTTGCATATAGAACAACCTTTGTAATTCAACCATACGAAACACCAGTAATAGCTGCTCCATACGCTAAACCTGGTAAAAAATATTATGGCCCTCATAAAAGATATGAATACTGGTTCACTGGTAAAAATTCTGAAGTCTTGCATTATGAACAAGAGATGAATAATGCATACTATAACACAGCAGTATCAGGGGGCGGTGCCACTTCAGGATCATCCGGTGGTAACGCAAACATTCCGCTGAAAGTTGGGGCAGAACAGGGACAACCAGATCAGGGTGCATTAGATTTAGGTTTACAAGCACAAAATGCATATATGACTAGTTTATATGATCCTGGAGCATATACTACTGCAAAGATAAAAGTTTTAGGAGATCCTGATTTCTTAATGCAACCGGCACCAAGTAGTATAAATTCATTCTATGATCAATATTATGGTACAGACGGCTACACTATTAATCCAAACGGCGGACAAGTTTTTATTGAGATTAATTTCAAAGAACCAATGGATTATAATAATAGAGATGGCTTGATGGCTATCAATGATAAAATAGTATTTTGGCAATATCCAAAATCAGTTCAACAAGATATAGATAGCAGGGGTGGTGGTGTTAGCTACATGGTTAGAACAGTTATTAGCACATTTAGCAAAGGTAAATTTGAGCAAGAATTGACTTGTAATATAAATACGTTTCCTGACACACCCTCAGATGCTGAAGTTGCTGCTGCTGCCGGTAGAGAAGCAAAAGCAAATCAAACAGATGCAGAAACTGAGAGACTTAATAGATCAGGGTCAGGCTCAGCCCCGACTGCTAATGGTTCTGCCACTACAGCGTCAGTTAATTCAATCAATAGTATACAAGACCCTGCACAAAGAGCGCAAGCACTAGAAGCAAATTTACCTGTATCGGTAAATTCTTTAAACAACGTAGTAGATCCTATGCAAAGACTGCAACAAAATCAAACTATAACAGTCCCTACAAGTACTGGACAAGTGCAAGATGATGATGTGGGTCCTTAACGGGCTTTAGAATAGGATAAAATTTAAGTAAATAATTATGGCACAAGACATTTTTAAACCAAAAGGACAACTTGCAGCAAGCAAGCCAGATGCCGGCGGCGGTGTAATACGTAATACCCCTACGCTAGCAATAGTTAAAAATAATATTGACTCTACACGAGGTGGAAGGATACAAGTGTATCTTGCTGACTTTGGAGCTCCAGACTCTGATGATAGTTCAAGCTGGGTAACTGTCAGTTATATGAGTCCTTTCTTTGGGGCTACTCAACCAAGTGGCTCCAATAAATCTGATGACTATGGCACATACACACAAAACCCAAGTTCATATGGCATGTGGTATAGCCCACCTGATATAGGAAGTACTGTCGTTTGTATATTCATTAACGGTGACCCAAGTTACGGGTATTATATTGGTAGTGTATTGCAACCTGAATTGTTACAAATGATTCCTGCAATAGGTTCATCTGAAAATATTGTGGCAAATTCAGGAGAAGCAGAAGGATTAGGCGGAGCAACTAAACTTCCAGTAACTAATATAAACACCAATAACCCTAGTATAACAAACGATACTTCGTATCTCAATGCTGCTAAACCTATACACAGCTATTCGTCATCAATCTATACACAGCAAGGACTAATAAGAGATCCAATTAGAGGTCCAATATCATCAAGTGCTTTACGTGAATCTCCTTCAAGAGTTGGCTGGGGAGTCAGTACTCCAGGCAGACCAATCTATCAAGGTGGATTTACTGATGATAATGTTTTAACTGATGGTGTCAGTAAAAAAGACAGTGAATCACTTGCTGTAGTTTCTAGACGCGGCGGACATAGTATTGTTATGGACGACGGAGATGTTACCGGCAAAGATCAATTAATTAGATTACGTACCGCATTGGGTCATCAGATATTAATGAGTGACGATGGACAGACATTATTCATTATTCATAGCAATGGTCAAAGTTTTATTGAGTTGGGCAAAGAAGGCACAATTGATATGTATGCTACCAATAGTGTAAATATCAGAACGCAGGGTGATTTAAATTTACATGCAGACAACAACATCAATATCAATGCAAAAAAAGATTTAAACATTGCTGCTGATAACATAAAGATAAATGCAGAAAAAGATATTTCATATAGATCAGGTGGAAACTTTAGTGGTTATACAATAGGTAAATACACAGTAAAAGTTAATGGGGCAATGAGTATGGGTGCAGGTGGAGAAGGATCATATGCAAGTGGTGGTACGATGTTTGTAAATGGCAGTAAAATTAATTTAAATACCGGTTCTACTTCTGTGGTTCCAGCTGAAGTACCTAAAATTCCTCTTGTGGCACATACTGATACATTGTTTGATAAAGTAAAAGGTTGGTTAGCATCTCCTGGTTATTTGTTATCAATTGTTTCTCGTGCCCCTGCACATACACCGTGGGCAAATGCAAATCAAGGTGTTGATGTTAAAGTAAATAATAATAGTAGTGGAGCGTTTTAATTATGGCTAGAAGCAGAGTATTAGATAGTCAAACGTATAATGATTCAGCAAGATTGCCACCTAGCAATCCGGTATCTCCTGCAACTCTTTCTACAGTTCCTGCATTGGGTTCAGCTAGTATATCATTAGATCCGGGAGTAACTGCTAGTTTAATTGGTAGTGCAGCTTCACAAGCAGCCGCAGCATATCCAAGTGTAGCGTCATCTGGATTAGGAGTAATCACAGATGCTTCGGGAAATGTCAATGCGGGTATAGGTATATTAGGAAAAACTCCTCAACAATTAGAAGCAGCAGGTATATTAAAGCCCGGCTCTGCATCATTGGTTACTGGGTTAGTGCAACAAGGAATGAATATACAATCTGCCATGACTAACAATTTGTTTACTGGCACGCCCGGAGCAGAGAATTTGCAAGCATACATTAATAATGTTCCTGCTCAAGCAGCATGTCAAATTGTTAATTTACAGCAAGCACAAACTGCTATGACTATGGTTGGAGCTATTCGTGGAAATGAATCTTCTACTGCTATATCAGGGATAATAAATTCTGCATCTCAAGTTGGAATAGGGGCTACAGTAGAATTTCTACAAAGCAACGCCCCTAACATACCGAGTATAGGTACACCGGATAGTATTCCTAGAATGACTGCGACAATGACCACTGGAATGGGATCGGTACTTTAATGGCAACTATACCTGCAATATCAAATGTAGCAAGCACTATAAGTGCTGGAAATTTTGCATCTAAGTTAGCAGTGGATACTGGCGGACTTAGTTCAATTAAAACTTCATTGGATGGGATTAAAACCACTTCACTATCAACGATTACTGATCCTTCAAGTTTGGCAGGTGATCTAACTAAAAAAACATTAGATGGCATTAATCCAAGCGGTCTTCTTGAAAAAGCAAAAGCAGTATCAATTGCTCCACCGGAAGGATTAGCAGGAGTAGCCGATGCTGCAAAAGGAATATCTGGTTCTGCATTTTCGGCAATAGCAGGATCAATGAAACCATTAGCTGCCGGAGTGCCTCAAAATTTAACCGCTATTGCTAAAAAAAATGCAGAAGTTCAAGCAGCAGCAGATACAGCAGGCAGCGCAACAGGTGAAACATTAGACGCAGCAAAAAGTGCAGCAAGTGGAACATTAGACGCAGCAAAAAGTGTAGCAGGTGGAGCAGCTTCTTCACTTGCTAGTGGTATATCAAAATTACCAGGCGGGCAATCTTCAATTGCTGCAATTGTAAATAAAGAAACTGGAACAAGTGCAGTTACAGATACATTGAAAAACGTCACTTCAATAACTAAAACTGCTTCTTCTGCGGCTTTAAATAAAATAAGCACCGCAACCGCTTCACTTAGTTCAGCTAGCAGTTTGGTTACGACGGGAGTATTAACTGGTCCTGGATCTGATCTAGCAGGAAAATTAAGTAACCCTTCAAGTTTACTTGCAGGAGCACCAACCATCCCCCCGTCAGTAGACGCTTTAACAAAGGGGTTGCAAGCTGGAAAACAACCATTATCAGCATTAGCTTCAACTGGATTACCAGCGGGTGCAGCGGCAGCGTTAAATGCTAGTATGAATTCGTTAAGTACATCAAGTCCTTTCCCTTTAAAAATGCCAACTGTAGCTGAAAGTACAGTTGACAGGGGCGAATTGAATGCGTCAGTTGGTACCTTATTAGGAGATAAAAAAATACCAACTCCAAACTTTGGAGGAGGCATTTCTGCTGCTGCAACCGGTGCCCTACAAGCAGTTAATGATCGCCGTTCAAAATTAGAGCAATTTGAAGAAGAACGAAAAGTGGTATTTGATAAACAAAAAGTAATAACTGATGCAGCTAAAGCAGCATATGAAAAAGCTGACCGTACTTTACCGGAGGGAGATCCTGAAATTGATAAATTAGGGACAATCGCAATCGCTGAAATTAAAAAGTCAATTGCAATACTTGATGAAACAAGTGCAGGTCGTCAAGCAATTCTTAATGGTTAAATAATAAATAAGTTATAGGATAAAATATGCCCTCATATATTGGATTTAGTACTGTAAACTCTGGGAAACCTCGTTCAACTAACTTGGCTACGGGCCCGGCCGGGGGAACAGGTTCTATGGTGTCACCCTATAATATAGGAAATCAATTTGGATTAGTTGATACCCCACTAGTTATACAAGACTTTGTTAACGCATTGAATATACGCCAAGGGACAAAAGTAGGAAACCCTAGCTATGGGACTACACTTTGGAGTTTCGTCTTTGAACCCAATACAGCAGATGTACAATTTCAGTTAGAAAACGAAATACGTAGGGTAGCCAACCAAGATCCAAGACTAATTATAAATACAGTTCGTGCTTATCCTCAGGAAAACGGCATATTATTAGAAGTTGAATTAGCAATATCACCCTTCAATCAAGCAAATTTGTTAAGCGTGTTCTTTAACAGCTCGACGAATCAAGCAGTTTTGCAATAACCCTTAAAAACCCAGGTTTTCAAGTATGATAAATACTTAAAAGAGAATAACTATGGCTACAAGTTCAAGACAATCAGCATTATTTGGCGTAAACGATTGGAAAGCAATCTATCAAACTTTCAATCAAGCCGATTTTAGAAGCTACGATTATGAAACCTTGCGTAAGAGTTTCATAGATTACTTACGTGCATACTACCCGGAAACATTTAATGATTACATTGAATCTAGTGAGTTTATTGCCCTACTAGACGTTATGGCGTTTATGGGACAAGGTCTTGCTTTCCGCAACGATTTGAATACCCGTGAAAACTTTATTGATACTGCTGAACGTAGAGATAGTGTTATCAAATTAGCTAATCTTGTAAGCTATACTCCTAAACGTAATTTAGCAGGACAGGGCTATTTAAAAGTAACAAGTGTTCGTACTACTCAAAATATTACAGACTTGAACGGGTTTAATTTGGGAAATGTTCCTGTATTATGGAATGACCCTGCTAACCCAAACTGGTTAGAACAATATAATACCATTATTAATGCTGCATTAGTAAACACTCAACGTGTTGGTTTACCTGCAAATACAGCACAGATTCTTGGTGTAAAAACTGACGAATATACACTACAGATTCCAGCAGGAACATTACCAGTTGTACCTTTATCTTCTATAGTTAATGGTTTGAATATGAATTTTGAGTTATGTAGTGTAAGTACCGTTGGTGAAGATTATGTTTATGAATTGCCACCTGCCCCAACTAATAAATTCAATATGCTATACCGTAATGATAAATTAGGTTATGGTAGTCCAAATACAGGTTTCTTCTTTTACTTCAAACAAGGTACACTAACAAATTTTGATTTTGTGTTACAGAATCAAATCTCTAACCAAGTAATTGATATTGATATTCAAGGTATTAATAATACTGATACTTGGTTATATCAAATTAGCCAAGCTAATGGCTCATACGGATTATGGAAAAAAGTTGACAACATTTATGCTGACGCTTATTTACAAACTGAAAATTCAGTTAAACAAATTTTTTCTGTGAACAGTAGATTTAATGACCAAGTAAGTTATATATTTGGTGACGGTGTTTTCAGTGAGATACCAGTTGGAACTTTTAGATCATATGTACGTGCCGGTAATGCGTTGACATATACAATTCAACCAACTGAAATGCAAGGTATATCAGTTGCAATTAATTATGTAAGCAGAGTTGGAAGAATTGAAACATTAACTGTAGGCTTATCATTGCAAGTTCCTGTGTCAAATGCACAAGTTCGTGAAAGCCTTGCATCAATCAAACAACGTGCTCCAAGTCGTTACTATACACAAAATCGTATGGTTAACGGGGAAGATTATACCAACTTCCCGTATACATTATACAGTTCAATTATTAAATCAAAGGCTATCAATCGTAGCAGCGTGGGGGTGAGTAAGAATTTAGATTTGTTAGACCCTACTGGAAAATATAGTAGCACTAATAGCTATGCAAACGACGGTGGAGTTTGGTTAGATAACACCAATGGGTTTTCAACACTAACTATAAACAGCACCGGTGATATCATTACCTTCTTAACAGGTACATTAGCTGCTATTCTAGCAGATAATCGTTCCTTACAATATTACACACAAAATTATACTAGATACTCAATTAATACTGCATCGGGTGATGGTACATTATACTGGCAAACCAGTTCAGTGGATGCAAATAGTTTAACGGGATATTTTTACAATATTACTAATGGGGCAGATACTCCTATCCCGACTGGAACATATTCTACATACAATGCAAAATATATAACCAAAGGTGCATTGCTTAAATTTGTAGCACCAAACGGATATTATTTTGATGCTAACAATAGATTAGTAAGTGGCATCGCAGGCCCATCAGATATAACATACATTTGGACTACAGTATTATCTGTAGTTGGTGATGGATATAATAACGGATTAGGTCAATTTGCAAATGGTACAGGGCCTATAACACTTAATGGGTATGTCCCTGCTTCTGCTATTTTGACTACAGTTCTACCTTCATTCAGTAACACATTGCCTAATAGTGTTATACAAGAATGTATTGTCAGATTGGATTTACAACAAAACTTCTCATTGGTTTTTAATAACTCATTGACTATTGCTCAAACTCGTTGGAGTGTTGACATATACAATGCAAGTAACTATTTTGTTAACTTTGAAAGTATTGGATACAATAGATACACTGTAACTTATCGTTCATTGGCTTATTATTTTGGTAGCGTAGCAGACACTAGATTCACTTATGATGCAGGTAAGTTAGTTTATGATCCGTTCTCTGGTTTAATTCTACAAGATTTTGTAAAAGTATTAGTTACAAATACACAGCCTAATTCTAACTATGCGTTAAGTGAACCAGTAACCGCTAGCATAATTGGGCAAACAGTTGAAAGTGACGGTTATATTAATGATTTTGAAGTTGAAGTTGCTAGTATTGATGTAAATGATAGAACAATCATTGAAAATCCTGACTTCTTTAATGAAATTACTGGTTATGTTACTGGTAGCACTAACATTGGAATATATGCTTTCTTTGAACAAATTCAAGATGCTATTAATTTGACAAGAGAAGAATTGATATCTTCATCTAGTTTATCTTATCAATACCCTACAAAAACACAAATTGAAGTTGTCAAGTATGAATATCCTGTTGGACAATTGTTCTATGCATATTCAGAAAATAAATTTTATATTACGGTGCAAGATCCTACAATAATAACTCCTTACTTTACTTTAGTTGAGCAACTGCAATATAGTATGAAGCCAGGGCGTCAAGGATTACAATTCCAATATCGTCACAACAGTAATAACACAACACGTATTGACCCAGCAACAACGAACATTATTGATTTATATGTAGTTACACAAGCATATTATACTCAGTATCAAAATTGGATACAAGATACAACTGATACAGTACCTATGCCAGCAAGACCAACTATTAGCGAATTAAGTAATCAATATGGTCAAATACAGGATTACAAAATGTTAACTGATAGTGCTATTTTAAACAGCGTGGTGTTTAAACCATTGTTTGGACCTAAAGCTGCATCTGCACTAAGAGGAACTATTAAAGTTATTAAAAATAGTAGCACTAATGCAAGTGATAGCGAGATTCGTAGTGCAGTATTAACAGAAATGAATAATTATTTCAGTATTAACAACTGGAATTTTGGTGATACGTTTTATTTCAGTGAATTGAGTGCTTATATTCACAATCAAATAGGCGAACTTGTCAGTTCTTGTGTGTTAGTTCCTAACGACCCCTCACTACACTTTGGAGATTTATATGAAATTAAATGTTTGCCATACGAAATATTTGTTAACGCAGCAACATCAAATGACGTACTCGTAATAGCAGCCCTTACACCCGCCGAATTACAGATAGCATAAGTAGTATATAGCATAGAGATTTTTACAAATGGCAACAAGAATTAGAACACTAAATTTTCTACCAGAAATATTTCAAACCACAACCAACAGCCAATTTTTAGCGGCTACATTGGATCAACTAGTAGCACAACCAAATACTAGAAAGATTCAAGGATACATTGGTAGTAAATTTGGGTATGGGGTTAACGCTAAAGATTATTACGTTACCGAACCAACAAAGACAAGAACCGATTATCAATTAGATCCGGGCGTTATTTTCTTGAAAGAGAATGATACTACTGCTAAAGATTTTATAAGCTACCCCGGTATAGTTGATTCGTTAACTCTTGAAGGTGGATTAACTGCCGACAACAATAGATTATTCAATAGTCAGTTTTACTCATGGGACTCATTTACTAATTTAGATCCAATAATTAACTTTAATCAATATTATTGGTTACCAGAAGGACCTGAGCGTGTAATCATTTCTTCTGATATTGTTTATAGTGCAGACAATTTTATTGTGCAACCGGATGCTAGTTCATATTTGATTTCATCCGAAACAGTACCTACTCCTAGTGCCAACCCAACATTAACATTATTGAGAGGTGGTGTTTACACTTTTAGCGTAAACCAAGAAACTCAATTTTGGATTCAAGGTGAGCCGGGTGTAACTGGACTAAGCCCGACACAGCGTAACGTTAATACTCGTGAAGTTTACGGGGTTACAAACAATGGAGCAACTACCGGGGTAGTAACATTTAGCGTACCCCAAAAGAATGCGTTAGATGATTTTTATCATCCGGGCAATAACTTAGTTGATGTTATTTCTACAACTCCATTTGATGAAATAAATGGGGCTTTGGTGAATGAGATCGGCGGCATTGATGGTATAACTGCGCTTGACGGGTTAACTGTTATGTTTTATGACACCGGCGTGCCTAATGAAGTTGGGTTTGTTTCTACTTTTTATGACCAAACTTTGTATGATGCAAATGATCCAGCATTCATTCCACCGATCACAGTGATTGTTAGTAGTACTACCAATTCAATAGTTCCATACGGTTATGTTTATGATATACCTGGATATGATGAGAATTTAAATTGGTTAACTTTAAACTCAAGTTATAGCACCAGTCAATTAGTAATTGACCAATCAATTACATTTAACAATCCTACTATTGGAGGTCTAGTATCAGGACAAATATATTATGTAAGAGAAATTTTAAATGATACCGACTTTACAATATCCAACACAATAGGTGGAGACCCAATTGTGTTGACCACAGCTTCAGGTTCAATGATTGCAAACATTAATCAAGGTTTATACGAAGGTGGATTTTATTCAGAAGTTGCGGCAAATTTTTACACAGTAACATTGTTAGGTCCAGTTGATAACCCACAAATTCAATTGACTCCTTCAGGGCAAATACCAATCAATCAAAAAATAACTGCTACCTACGGAACCGAATGGGTAAACAGAAGTTTTTACAGAAGTACAATTGGTGTAATAACACTTGAGCCTTATAATAGTGCTATCTTAGATAGACTATATTACCAAGACGGAACTATCCCGGGTAGAGTTGGTGTTATTAATTTAATTGAAAATAATGTTACGAATCAAATTGATATTTTAACTGATATCTTAGGTAAAAAGAATTATACTGCACCAAACGGTGTAGTGTTTACAAATGGATTAAAAGTTTTATTTCAAGGTGACATATACCCAGCAAGTTTTAATAATGTAGAATACTATGTTGAGGGTGTAGGTACAGCAATTGAATTGATTCCAGTAACCACACTTGTATCACCTGGTGCATTCTCTGAAGGTGAATATATTCCTTATGATACTACATCATATGATGTTGGTAACTATGACTCAAGTTTATACGTTCCAGTTGACCCTGATTACATTACAATTGCTAGAAATTCAATTAACAGAAACCCATGGTCAAGAAGCAATCGCTGGTTTCATATTGATGTTATTAATGCGACCGCGGCATATAACAATACTCCAGCATTAATTACACAATACACTCAATTAGAAAACAAAGCAAAACGTCCTATTATTGAATTTTACCCTAACTTAAGAATGTTTAATTCCGGTGCAGTTGGTAAAAATCCTATTGATTTCATTGATACTAAAACAACCGATGCATTCTCTGAAGTAGCCGGGACTACTAATTTTTATCCTGACACAGCCGGATGGACTAATTATACTGCTACAATTGCTCCAGTAACTGGACCAAACACATCTATCACCGCAATACAAACAATAGGTCTAACTAATTTAGTTTCATTAAGCAGTACTACTGGCTTATACGTAAACGATACAATATCATTTGGAACAACTTTTGGTGGAATAACTTCAGGTACTACTTACTATATTACTAATATTTCAGGTAATTATATTACTATCTCTGAAACTAAACAAGGTAGTACTCTTGTATTGACAACCTCTAGTATTACTTCTGTAACTACTAGCATATATTCTTACAGCACTACTATTACTGTAGCTACTAGTGATGTATTTGGATTATTTGAAATAGGTCAATACATCACTGATTCAACCGATCTATTACCTGCTATTACTTTTGTTACTGATGTTGGGGTATCTGGCACTGATACTATAATTACAGTGTCATGGTATAATCAATCAATTATTGCTGCGACTTCAGTTGCATCAGTTGTTACAGCAGACACCCCATTGGATAACTATTCACTTTTTGATGGGTCTAGAGTAGTGTTTTCTGCTGACAATGATGTTAATGTTAAAAACAAAATATACATCTCACGTTTTTCTACAATAACTCCAGGTAGCACTCCGATAATTACATTAACTGAAGCTGATGATGGGTTGGTGTTACCGGATGAGCAGACAGCAGTTTATAGAGGTTACAACTATAAAGGTAAAGATTTTTATTACAATGGTGAAAGTTGGTTTGAGGGTCAACAAAAAACTCAATTGCAACAAGCACCTAAATTTGACATATTTGATAGCAATGGCATAAGTTTTGGTGACCGTGTAGTTTACGTTGGTACATCATTTGCTGGAAGCACATTGTTTTCATATGGAATAGGTACCGGAGCAAACGACACCGTATTGGGTTTCCCGGTACGTTATAGTTCAGTGGATAATGTGGGTGACATTAGTTTTGATGTTTCTTTGAATTCTGATACGTTTACATATGTTAACGGTACTACCGCAGTAACTCAAAAAGTAAATACTGGTTATGTATATAATTATACATTAGCATCTGACAATAATCCTTTAGCAATAAGACAATTAGGATGGCAAACTGCCGTATCACCTAGCGTTCAATATCAAGTTTTTGAATTTGACTGGAGTTTGATTAACAATTCAAACAATACGTTTGAATGTGATATTGCCCCAATTGTTACTGCTCCAACACAATGGCCTTTAGTTCAAGTTTATATTAATAATAAATATTTGCCAAATACAGATTGGACCGTTACTGCTGCATCTACTGATACTACAACAGTTATTAATATACCAACCATTGATGCGATTGAGACTGTCGTACAGATTTTAATATTAAGTGATCAAGTTAGCAAGACTGCTTACTTCCAAACACCGATCAATTTAAATAACAACCCACTAAACGAAACTCTTACTACAGCTAATATTGGTGATATTCGCGGACAATATCAAAGTATTTTTTACAACAATCCTGATACTTCAGGACAAGTGTTTGGACCTAACAACTTTCGTGACCTAGGTAACTTAGTACCATGGGGTAACAGAATAATTCAAAACAGTGCCTCACTAGTTTTACCTGGTACATTCTTAAGAAATCAAAGTCACAACTTGTTTAATTCTTTGTTATACAATAGTAAACAGTATATTACTTTTAAAACATTGTTGGTTGATACAGTTAACAACTCAGATTACTCTAGATTGTTGACCCCTGCAACCATGTTAGATAATGCATTAGATCAAATTAATGCATCACATATTGATTCTCAACCATTCTTCTGGAGTGACATGTTGCCATCAAAGGCTCCATACATTACCAATACATATAGTTTTGCAAATACATTAGACATAAGCGTGTATCCATTGAGTCATATTTACAATTTTGAAACAGCAAATTACAATGGTGTTTTAGTTTATTTGATTCGTGATGGTGTACAAACTCAATTGGTTAAAGGAATAGATTATAATGTAAGTACTGATAGTCCTTCACTAACTGTTACTACCGATTTACAAGCTAACGACCAAATTGTAATTAATGAATATAATCAAACATACGGAAGCTATGTTCCAAACACCCCGACTAAATTAGGATTGTATCCTGCAACTACTCCTAGTGTAGTATTAGATACTGCTTATAATCCAGAAACATATTTTATTGTAGGGCACGACGGGTCATTTAATAAATTATATGGAGATTATAATACTACTACGGGTGCATTGAGTGACTTTAGGGATCAAGTATTACTTGAGTATGAGACTCGTGTTTATAATAACTTAAAATTAAGTACTACAGTTCCAGCTGGTTCATATCAAGGATTAATTATTCCTGGCTTCTTTAGACAAACTGATTATACATATGATGAATTTTTACAAATCTATAGTGAATCATTTTTAAACTGGGTTGGACAAAACAGAATTGATTATAAGACACAATTCTACAATTCTACCAGTCAATTTACATATAACTACAGAGACAGTGGTAACAAAATAGATAAGCAACCTATTGAACAGGGCTATTTTAGAGGATTGTATTTGTATTTCTATGATACTTCTACGCCAAATGAAACGCCGTGGGAGATGTTAGGATTACCTAATCAACCAAGCTGGTGGACAACTCGTTATGGACCGGCACCATATACAAGTGATAACTTAGTGTTGTGGGGAGATTTAGCAGCAGGTTTAGTTTGGAACAACGGTGATTCATTTATTAAACCTAGCTATGCTCGTCCTGGATTATTAAGTATAATTCCTGTAGACAGCAACGGTGATCTTTTTCCACCATTAGAATCAGTAGTAGGTAATTATGATAGATTCTTATTCCAACGTGATTGGCAAGTAGGTGATGTAGGTCCTGCAGAATTTAGCTATCGTAGAAGCAGCACATGGCCATTTGATTTGATGCGTATATTGGCAGTAACCAAACCAACAGACTTCTTTAATTTAGGTGTTGATGTTGATAATTACAAATACAACGCTGAATTTAATCAATATCTAGTGAATGACAGAAGTCATTTAGTTATTGGTGATGTACCAATATACGGTTTGGGTACTCCTGCAACTAGCTATATTAACTGGATCGTTGATTATGAAAAACAAGTTGGTGTAGATGCTACAACTAATATAATTACCTTACTAGATAACTTAGATGTACGTTTAGTATATCGTGTTGCTGGCTTTAGTGATAAAAACTTATTAAAATTCTATGTAGAAAAGAGTTCTGCGAATAGCAACAATAGTTCACTATTAATACCTGACGAAAGCTATGGTTTAATATTGTACGAAAATCAACCGTTTGATAGAATTGTATATAGTGGTGTAGTGATTCAAATTACTGATAATGGTTTTAAAGTTTATGGTAATAATCAAATCAATGCATACTTTAAAATATTAACGCCTAAATTTGGCGGGACTAAACAACAGATTAAAGTTGAAGGTTTGACTGTAGAAGTTACTGATAACTTTTATGAAACAGTTCAAACAATACCATACGGTACTGAATTCTACAATGTGGAACAAGTATCACAATTTTTGATTAGCTACGGAGAATACCTAAGAAGTCAAGGTATGGTATATGAAGAAATAGAAAATGGCATTCCAATTAATTGGACACAAATGGTTGCTGAATTCTTATATTGGTCACAAATTGGTTGGGAAGTAGGAAGTATAACCACAATCAATCCTTCAGCTAATTTATTATTAATAGACAAAGAAAGTCGCATTGTACAACCATTGACAATGCAACAATCTAACTTTGTATTGAATCAAGATTTATATCCAATTCCAATAAATGATTTAAAAATAGTACGTCAGGGAACTGCATTTTCTGCTAAACCATTGAACGTAGGTGACGCAATTAGCTATGGTCAATTTAACATTAGCAACATTGAAAATGGTATTGTTTTTGATAATGTAACCTTGTTTAATGATGTGGTTTACAATTTGGTTACAGGGTTAAGACAATATCGTATTAGTGTTAGTGGAACAAAAACTGCCGATTGGACGGGTAACATTGATGCAGCTGGATTTATTTTAAATCAAGATAACATTGTAGAGTGGAATAAAGAAATAAAATACACAGCAGGTTCTATAGTAAAATATAAAAACAAATACTGGTCTGCACTTAAAATAATACAAGCATCCCCTGTGTTTAATGAACGTGATTGGAAAGAAACCTCTTACAATGAAATACAAAAAGGATTATTACCTAATAGCCAAACCCGTTCATATGAAAGTACGTTGTACTATGATGTAAACAAAGCTAACTTAGAAAATGATTCAGATTTATTATCATTCTCATTGATTGGATATCGTCCAAGAGATTATCTTGCATTAGTTGATTTAACTGATATTACTCAAGTTAATGTTTATCAAAATTTAATTAAAGACAAGGGTACACTAAATGCAGCTAGTGCATTTAAGGGTGCTAACTTGCCTCAAGGTGGAATTGATTATGATGTTTATGAAAATTGGGCTATTAAATCAGGTGAGTTTGGTGGAACACTTAATAACAATTTTATTGAATTTAGATTAAGTCAACCGGATCTTACTGGCAATCCATCTATTGTTGGATTGACAAATGGTTTATATACTGATGGGGTTCAACAAGAAGTTCCGTTGTATAGCGTATTCAATTATGGAACACCAATAACATCTCCTGATATATTACCAACAATTTCAACAGCACAACCATCAACATTGTATCCTACGGCAGGTTACGTAAATTATAATGATGTTAAGATGGCCAGCTATTATTATTCTGGACTATATACCGCTAAGAATTCTGCTGGAACAACTATTCCTATAAATGAATTCTATGTTCGTGACTATGTTTGGCTTGCTAATTATCTTTCAACTTGGCAAGTCTATACACCTAACAGTTTAGGTTCAGTGATAAATGCTAAAAATAATTTAAACAATACAGTTACTATAACATTTAGTCAGCCACACAATTTAGCTAGATATCAACCATTTGCAATTGTTAATTTTGATATTTCTATTAATAATTATTATATCGTGGCAGCAGTGGTTGATGAATTCAACGTTATTATTAATTTAGCATTGAATCCGCAGATTAAAAATGTTACTGGACAGGGTATTGGTTTTAGTTTACAAAGTCAACGTGTTGCTACTGCACCTGAAATAATTAATTTACCTTTACTAGATAACGAATTTAATAAATTAAAAGTTTGGGTAGATACAAATAATAACGGTGATTGGGCTGTCTATCGCAAGAGTTTAAATTATCAATATGATAAAGAAATAACACATTCATTAAGTCAAACATTTGGCAGTGCAGTTGCATATACTAATGCTTTGGCATATTTAATTGGTGATAGTGATGCAGGTAAAGTATATCGTTACAGATATGATGAACTTTCTGATTCATACAATATATCTCAAACTATTACTCACAACGCATCTTTTGGTTCTAACATTTCTTATTCTGATGATTTGTTTGTCATTTCAGAACCAACTGGTAACGTTTATGTATATCAATTATTAACTACAACGCTAACAAATGCGTTAAACTTGTATCAAACTATCCCTGCGCCAGGTGGAGTTACTACTTGGGGAACCTCAACTGCAATTTCAGGAGATAAGAATTGGCTTTACATTTCCGCTATAGATAACAATACTGTTTATGTATATCGTAAAATGAATGTCTCAATGATTGCTACTGCATTTACTGTTGGTAATACTTATGTAATTGAATCTTTAGGTACTACTAATTGGAATACTGTAGCAGGAACGTCAGGTGAAACATATGTAGTGGGTGACACTATCATTGCTGCTAGTGTAGGCACTGGAACAGGAACCGCATTAAATGTAACTTTCATCAAAGTGGATACACTTACAACAAGTGGTTTAACATCAGGTGATAATTTTGGTTATTCTATCGCAACTGACTATTACGGAGATTCAGTAATAGTAGGCACACCGCAACAAGATTACGATGTTAATACTCAAAATTATGGTTACACATATGTGTTTGCTAGAACTGTGCAAAATTTTGAAGCACAATCAACTAGTCAAGCGTATATTCCATTAACATTTGCTTTGGCTTGGTCTCCTACAACAGGCACAGCATCTTCTGCATCTACTAGTGGTACTACAATTACATTGGATGGTGCAGGTATAACTAATTTAGCAGATTATGTAAACTATCCAGTAATCTTCTCTGGTACACTAATATCAGGTGGTGCAATTAATCAAAACACAGTTTATTACATAAAAACTGTAACAAGCGATACTCAGTTTAGCATTAGTGCTACTCGCGGCGGTACTGTTATATCATTGGCTACTGACACAGGTACAGGGATGATTGTTACAGTACAGGAAACTCCATTGTTTGTTACGATAAACGGTGCCCCATTAACTGATGATTATTATGCGGTAATAGGTTCAACCTTCTACGTATATAGTAAAGCAATATCAACTGTTAACGCTGGCGATATTATAAACGTAAGTGGTATTAATTTTGTATTGGCCCAGACCCTAACAAATGAAGAAACACCTAGAGTTGGTGTACAGTTTGGCTTAAGTGTAGATACTAACATATTTGCAAACGAAATACTAATTGGTGCACCGTTTGAATTATCTGAACAAAACTATGAAGGTGCTGTTCATAGATATACTAACGGTGGTGAAAGATATGGCGTTATTATTGGTACAGTAGATTGTAATATTACTACACCTAGAACAATTTTATTAAATGGTTATAAAGCTGTATTGCCAGTTGGTAACGCAACTACAGTAGCAGCAAGTATTAATTTACTATCACTTACTAATATACAAGCAAGTGCAGTGGACGGTAAGTTAATTATCGCATTAGTAAATGTTGAATTGGGTGTTGCTGGTAACAAACTATCATTAACTGTATTAGACACAGCTACCTTGGGTGAAATGGGTGTAACTCTATTCAAGCAAACACAGAAAGTAAATTGCCCACACTTAACAGGCAGAACGCAATTTGGTACTGTAGTTAAGTTTGATAATTCCGGTTCATTCGTTGCTAGCGCACCAGTAGGGACTCGTTTCTCAGCTACTACATTTGACTTTACTGATGATGAATTAGATAACGATACAGTATTTGATAACAATGCTACTAAGTGGTTGGATACTTTCATTAACGCCGGTGCAGTATATATGTTTGATTATCTATCTACATACAATGAAAGTTTAAATAATCCAGGTAAATTTGTATACGCACAAAGCACAAACGCACAAGATTTAGATTATGGATCACAACCATATTATGGTACTGCATTAGATTTCAATGATAACCGCGTAACGATAGGTACGCCTAATTTTAACCCAATAAGTGATACTACTGACACACTTGGGCAAGTAGTGACATATGTAAGCGCAAGTTCAGAACCAGATTGGGCTGTGTATAGAAGTTCGTCTGAAGTAGTTGATATCAACGGTGTGTTTAACATTCAACTATTCAGCGCAAACACAAATGAAACTCTAGTAAACTTAGATTATATTGATCCTCTTCAAGGTAAATTGTTGGGTGCAGTAACAGAAAATATTGATGTTGTTTCTAATAATGATCCAGCATCATATAACTCGCCCGGATTTACTCAAAGTGGTTTAGTTTGGGGTGCAGATAAAGTTGGTCAAATTTGGTTTGACACTTCAAATGTACGTTTTATGAATTACCATCAGAATGATGTTAATTATAACAGCCAATATTGGGGTAGAGTTTTCCCTGGAAGTGATGTTGCAGTTTATTCTTGGATAGGAAGCCCGGTACCACCGGCACAATATACTGGTCCAGGTTTGCCTTATAGCATCAATAACTATACAATTCGCGGAATAATAAATGCTGAAGGATTGATTACTCCGGTATATTATTTCTGGGCCAGAAACACCAATGTAGTATTTGAAAGATTGGGCAAAACATTAGCTGACTCTACTTTACAGTCATATATTGCACAACCGCAACTTACAGGTATAAGCTATTTTACTCCATTATTACCAAACGTATTTGGATTGTATAATTGTTTTGAATACATAAATGCTACTGATACCGTACTACATATAGGATATTCTGTCACTACTAATGATGATGTAGCACATAATCAATATAGTTTAATTCGTGCAAATTACGCAGATGATTTCTTAAGTGGAGTTCCTGGCTCTGGGGCATTATATCAAAATCATGCATCCGCTGGAATAACTGAACCAATTGGTCTTTACAATAGAATGTTAGACAGTATGTGTGGTGTTGATAATGCGGGCGGAGTTGTACCTGATCCGTTATTACCAAAAGCTGTTCAGACCGGTGTATTAGCTAGACCAAGACAAGGTTTCTTCTACAATAGATTTGGTGCATTGAAAAATTATTTGCAATACGCTAATGTTATATTAGCGCAGTTCCCTATCATTGAAACAAGAAATCCTCAGTTCTTGTATAGAACAGGTGAATTTTTTGATACACGTAATTATTGGAATACAATTAATTGGTGGGCACCCGGCTATAATGATAATACAAAATCTTCATTGCAAGTACCTATATATGCAGACCTGTCTACATTAGACGTTCCTGTCGGAACTATCGTAACTGTTGCAGCTAATAGTTCAGGCAATTCAGAAACTTATATCTATGAAGGTGGAAGTGTTTGGCTACGAATTGGTTTAGAAAACGGTACTATAGAATTTAGCAGTACCCTTTGGGATTATGCTGAAGCTAATTTGGGATTTGGAGATAACTTCTTTGACACTAATCTATATGATGAATATCCATCAACAGAAACACGTTACATAGTTCGTGCATTGAATGAAGAAATTTATACCAATGAGTTATTAGTATTCAGAAACAAGAGTTTAATTTTATTATTTGAATATATTCAAAGTGAAACCATTGAAAGTCAAAATTACTTAACTTGGTTAAACAAGACATCATTCTTGGACGTATCGCATACCATTCGTGAGTTGCTTCCATTAGAAGTATTCCGTTCTGATAATCAATTATTCTTAGAAGGTTACTTAAATGAAGTTAAGCCTTTCCATGTTGTAATTAAAGAATTTATATTTAAATATACAAGAACTGAAATATTTGAAGGTGATATAACTGATTTTGATTTACCAGCACAATACGATGCTACCATAACACAATTTGTAACACCTCAACTAGTTTATGCTAATGCAAGCGGAGACAATCAATTCTTGCCAACTGACCCAATATGGCAAACAGCTCCATATAGTCAATGGTATGAAAATTATGGATTAAGTATTTCAGGACAAGATGGATACCAAATCTCGGTACTAGCTTCTTACATGTCATTAAATTCTACTTCATGTTTTGTTGATAATGTAAATGGATTCCCCGTTTCAGGCACTTTATTAATAGGCGAAGAGTATTTAAGTTATTCTAATAGAGATTTAGCGACGGGTGAGTTAACTGGTTTATCACGCGGGATACACGGAACTGCTGTTTCAATTCATATTCCAGGTGAAGATATCTTTATAGATTTACCAGCAGTATTGGTTCTTAATGAAGGTAGAGGCTACGTTAATCCACCTAGAGTTACAGCTTATATTGATACATTAATATATCCTGCACCAAGGGTACCTGCACAATTAGAACCTATAATGAGTTTAGGCATTGTTACTGGTGTTACTGTTCTTAATCCAGGTGAAGGTTATGCAGTTTTACCTCAAATTATAATTGATCCTGCATTTACAGTATTAGTTGATAGTGCCCAAGTAAATACAGTATCAAACACAATTGGAATAAGTAGCCCTACATTACAAACAGGTGACTTGGTAGTTTACACTGTAGCAGCGGGCGGAACAGAAATTGTAGGATTGGTACCGGGACAACGTTATTATGTGAATCTATTAGAGATAGCTCCTTCTCCGATATTTGCACTCTACGGTTCTTACTTAAATGCTTTGCGTGATCATAATCGTATTGTTTTAGGAACACAAGGTAGTGGCTCACAATACTTTAGTGTAGGTGCAATTGGTAGTTGCGTTACTAGTTCAATACCAGTAAGAGAGAACAGCATTGCTTTGCGTTTTGATAGAACAACATATGATTCTCAAGTAACTCCATGGACTCCTGGTAATTTTTATGGATCATTCTATGCAGGTACTATCAATAATAGTGCAGAGATTTCATCATCTTCTATAACATTAGAAAGCACTTCACCTCCGATAAGTCAAATTTTATCTAGCGCACACGGTGTTAGTTTTGAAATATTAAACGCAGAGAATCAGCAGACATTGACTTGGTCTTCAAGAACCAGATCAACCGTGCAGACATATGGTCCGGCAACATTATATCCAAATGCAATAAGAATTAATCCTAGTTTAGGTGGTGTAACTGTAGATAGTTATATCGGTTCTACGATTGGTTTCTATATTGGTATGCCTATTAAATTCGTAGGATCAACTATTGGAACAACATTAACTGATGGGGTTACATACTATGTAAAATCTTTAGTTAAGTTACCAAATATTGATACTAATGTATTAGAAGATACCGGGTTTACTGTTTCTGAAACAGTTGATGTTAATGGCAACCCGGGAACTGTATTAGCACAAAATACCGCTACCATCGTTACTGCTGGACTTACTTTATACGTTGGTCAATTGACAAATCTTGCAGTGTTGACAATTAACTATGACGGCATAAGAACAGTAACAGCAACAACAAGTGGAACAAATCAGGTTACAGTTCAACTAACACTTACAGGTCAAGACGGGACTACTGGATTATATTTAGGTGCCCCTATATTCTTTACTGGGACTGTATTTGGCGGAATAGTTGAAAATGAAATTTATTATGTAATAACAATCATTGACAACCAAACATTTACAATGTCTTTAAACAATGATCCAACAACATTTGAAGTTACTGCTACTTCATCAAGCAATAATTCTATAACTTGTGATAGTACGGCTGGATTAAATGTAAACGATCCTATTATCTTTACTGGCACTACATTTGGCAACATAGTTGCTGGAACAACTTATTATGTAAGAGAGATATTCTCAGGTAATACTTCATTCTCTATCGCTACTACTGTAAATGGCGCCGCAGTTATACTAACTGATGATACTGGTTCTTGTACTCTTACAAGTCAAGCAGATGCATTAGTATTAACTACTGCATCTGGTTCAATGACAATGAACATAGGGTTACCAGTCAGCCCCGGACAAATCAATGGTCAAGAAGTTACATTCTATGAAACTTCTACCCAGTATTCAAATGTTTCCGGCACTGTTACTAACTTGTTAACTAGAGAAATTCAAGCAACCTTGGAAAATGTAGGAAGAATATGTTTATCAAGTACAGGGATTGGTTTAACTAATATTTACGATAACTTAGAATTTAATGTTGAAAGTGATATTGGTGGACTGACAGTTGCAGGTGGACCATACACCGTTACTGGTACTGGTGTTACTGAAATAGTAGTTACTAGTACCACAAGCACTGGTAATTGGTTAATTTTACCAATTAGTGAAAATCCAGATACTACTGACGTATTATATGTTGGCATGCCGTTACGCTTCGGTGGCACCTCTTTAGGTGGCATATCATTGGGTGAAGTTTACTATGTTTATGAAATTGATACCCCTGGAATTTCTTCAGGTAAATTTAAGATTTCATCAGATGTAAATTTGGGTAGTTTAGTTTCAGTAACTAACAGCAACGGATCAATGACTGGTTCAGGTGATCCTTATATTGAAATTGTAGATGCATTAACAGATTCTGTTCAAACTGCTTCCATTACAACAGCTAGTCCAGCAGTCGTTACTGTATCAAACGGTGACGCTTATGTTGACGGAACTGCTATCAGATTTGACACTACTGGATCATTGCCTGTACCATTATCATCAGAAGTAACTTACTATGTTAAGAATTCATCAGGTGGCGTAAATGGCACATTCAATATTGCGTACAGCCCAACTGGAGTAGATATTAATACTACCATTGCAGGCTCAGGTGCTTATATTGTACATCAAGAACCAGTAACTCTTACACAAGAAACAGGTAGTGATCCAGTATTTGATGCTAGCTATATATTAGGTGGCTATAGAGCAACTATCATCTCAAATGGCAGCGGTTATGCAGTGGATAACGTTATAACTATATTGGGAACCGATGTAGGAGGAACAACTCCTGTTAATGATTTACAATTAACTGTGCTAACTATTAATTCAACCGGTGGCGTAACATCAGCAATTGCTAGTGGAACCCCAGCAGGAGTAGTTGATCAATATTACTTAAAAGTTCTATCAGAAACACAAGTAGGTGTCTATAGTAATCCTAACTTAACAGTTCCTGTGAGTGGACAGAATTTCCCTTATGTAGGAGTTACATCAACTGCTGCTACAACTACTAATTCTGGAAACGATAGAGTTACTGTAACAAGTTCTACTGCGTTTGATATTAATGATCCGGTGGTATTTACTGGAACTGTGTTTGGTAACATTGTATTAGGTGCTACTTATTATATCGCAAGCAAACCAACAACAACTACTGTAACTATTTCTGAAACGATGGGCGGAAGTACATTCCAATTAGCTACTAGTTCAGGTAATAGCATGACAATGGCTAGATCAGGTGATTATGTATTCTTACCAGAACCATTCTACTTCAATCCTAGTATTGTAAAGTACAACAATCGTTTATATCAATGTGTTATCAGTAACAACGATCCTGAATTTATCTTTGGTAAGTGGGAATTGTTAACATCAGGTGATAAGAAATTAAATGCATTAGATAGAATTATTGGTTACTATCAACCAACTATCAACATGCCGGGTGTAGATTTAACTCAATTGGTTACTGGAATAACATATCCAAACAGTACTTATTTAGGTAACGCTTTTGCACCAGCCGATGAGTATGCATTAGATACTGTGTTGCAAGATCAGCAGTTCTACCCAACAGGTGTAGATTTAAAGGCTGTTGTTTGGAACGGTCTAGTTTATATTGCTGGTTCAGATGCAAGTACATATTCTGCATTTAACGTAAGTGCTGATGCAACAACTTGGTCTATCAATAAGCTAGCAAATCAATCATTGTTTATTACTGATTTGTTGTATGCCGGTGGAAGTTATGTTATAACTACTAACAATAATGCAACTCCTATCTTAGTAAGTGATAATGGATATACTTGGATTAGTAACGGAACATTTACTCCGTTTGATGGTATACCATATGATATGGGTAACTTTGACGTTTCTTCTGTTCTAGTACCATCATTGTCATTGAATAGCGTAACATATCACAATGGTGTATATGTTGCAGTAGGCGAAAATATTGTTACATCTACTGATTTATATTCTTGGACAGAGCGTTATGCATTTACAAATGGTTTAACTAACGTATTCAATGGAGTTTCTTATGTAAGTACTCCTGGTTACACTGGTTATATAGCAGTTGGTTTTGGTCAAGAATTGATTACTGGTATCGCAATTGATTTTGCAATTATCTACACCAGCCCAGACGCATATACTTGGACTCAAGTTACTTTCAACGGAACTAGTTTAGGATTTAACAGCATTGCTTCTAACAGCCAAACGATTGTAGCGGTTGGAGATGATGGTATAATTTACACTAGTTTTAATACTATAAACTGGTTCCCTCAATCATCTACCGTAGCAAATACGTTAACCAATGTCATTTGGGATAGTTATAATAATAAATTTGTTGCAGTTGGACATAATGGTGTAATATTGACAGGTACTAGCGATGGTATAACATGGACTCAGCAAACATCAGGTGTAACATCTATATTAGAAAGCACTGTTTGGAATAATGATGCAGAACAATATGTAGTAGTTGGACGAAATAATGCAATTTTAACAAGTCCAGACGCAATAACATGGACTATATCTGCAACGTTTGAAACTACTCCGTCTATCTATACTGTTCAAGGAGATGCGTTTACTTCAGGATATGGTCCAGAAGAATTAGTACCCGGTGTAGTATCTGACACTATCACAATGACAGTGGCAACTCGTCCTGGAACCGATTGGGATGAAACGGTATATCAACATGTAGGTTACAATGTAGTTTCAATAGAAATCACTCCAACTGATGCGAGTCAAGTTCTTTATGATTTTTATAATGTAGTTACGACTCCGGCACAACTAGCAGTGTTTGTAATAGATTACACAACTGGATTAAGTACTTCAATCTATGAAGGACTTGACTACACAATAGATTGGGTTAATAAAGTTATAGAATTAAATACTCCTATAACATATATTTCTCCGGGCACAGCAGACACATTAAGAATTGATGTTTATGAAGTTGGTAACGGTGATCAGTTAGTAAAAGCTAATACTGAAACAGATCCAATTAGAACAAATGAAACAACTGGATTTAATGAAATATACGTAAACGCAAATTATAGCGAAAGTATATACCAAGGGTCAGGTATTATTAGACCTGATACTTCTCCAATATATGTAGTTGCAGTTAAGACCGACAGCATAACAAATGCAATAACATGTGATGCAGTAGACTCTTTCACATTAAATAGTCCTATATCTTTCAGCGGTTCAGTGTTTGGTGGAATAGTTGAAGACCAAGTATACTATGTAAAAACAATAGGTGCAGCGTCAAATAGAATTACTATATCTGAAACATATAATCTATCTACTGGTACAGCAGGTGAAACATTCTTGTTGACAAGTGCGACTGGTTCTATGGAAGTAATTATTCAAGTTGGTACTGGATTACCGTGGACTCCGCCGGCAGTCTATCACAATGGTAATTTACTTGTTTTAGGTGCTACCGCTTTAGTTATTAAAACAAAAGCTAGTAACAACGCAGTCACTACTGTCAGTACTGGCGGATTAATTGTGGATTCACCTATCGTATTCAGTGATACAATGTTTGGTGATGTGATTGTTCCACAACAAGTTTATTATATAAAACAAATTCTTGACGGTAATGAATTTACTATCTCTGAAACTCAGGGCGGATCTGTATTGACATTGACTGATGCATCCGGCGGTGCAACATTTGTAACAAATGATTATGCAATTGGATTAGCTGATAATGGTATTACCGCAGCACTTATATTTGCAAGCCAATATAACACTACCGATGATTACTTGACATATACTTTAATGGGTCAAACAGTACCAATTCAATATGGTTATACAATACCACAAGTTGAATTGTTTACTGGAGATAATGTAGGAACCGCTTCATTTGCGTTAAGTAATTATGTAGGCGAAGATAACCCAACTAACGCTATTGTAGAAATAAACGGCGTAAGACAAACTGAATCTGCTTATAATATAAGTTCATTGACTAATACTATTTTATTCTATACGCCTCCGGCAGACGGTGATGTGATAGCTGTAACAACTTATAACCAAACCGCACGACAGTATTTAAATACTCAATATGGTATAACAGGGTCAAGTGGTTCACAATTGACCACTGTAACAGTGGGTTCAACTACGCATGATGTAAGTACTTTTGATCAAGATACTCCTACAGTTAATACATTTGATGAAGATACTCCGTCAATAATAGCGTATGACCAAGAATTAAATTACTTGACATTAGCTTCAGGAACAACTGGTAACTTGACAGTAAATAGTCCAATAATATTCTCTAGTCCAACGGTTGGTGGAATTGTAGCTGGACAAATATATTACATAACTGAAATATTAAATTCTAGTGATTTCACTATATCTACTACAGTTGGTGGATTACCTACAGTAGTTACTACTGATACTGGTTCAATGAATGGTGTTGTTAACGGATTGACTGTTGCAAATATTGTTGCTATCAATAACAATATTACTCCACCGGCACTAACATTACCTATATCAGGTACTCAAGTCACTACAAATTATGTATTGTGTGGAGATACTGCTGGGTTAGTTGCAACTCAAAACATTATATTTAAATCACCTGTGTTTGCTGCTAATGGGCTTGTTAACACTAACATTTATCAAATTATCACATTGGGTGATACTGATTGGAATGCAATTGGTGCAAGTGCAACACCGTATGTAGGAGAAATATTTACAGCTACCGGAGCCGGTACTGGTACTGGAACTGCAATACTAGCGAATGTTGGTGGAATTCAGACAACCGGACAAGTATACTTTGTTGAAACAATTGCCGGTCCAAATGAATTTACTATTATGGATCAGTTTGGTAATCAAATTACCTTGACTAATTCATCTGAAAGTCTCATATCATATATGGGCGGCACGCCTGCTGTTAGAGTAACTACTGGAATAGATAATAATTTAGTAGAAGATGATATAGTTCGCATTGGTGGATTGGTTGGTTCTACTCAACTAAACAACAATACATATTATGTTCATGTAATAACTAACACTATTTTTGATTTATACACACAGCCATTCAATCCAGCATTGAATGCAGTAAACTATCCAGTAACTAGTATCTCTGCATATGTGTCAGGTGGATATGTTTGGATAGATGAGTTGTTTACTATTGTTGATACTCTTGCAACTTCTACGACTGCTGTTGGTAATAGAATTACAGTTACTGATACTAATGTTTTAGTACCAAATACTCCGGTAATCTTTACTCAATTAGGTGTTGCTGCTGGCACTGATCTTATGGGCGGTATACTAGCAAAAACACAATATTATGTTTATGTAGTAAGACCTGAGATTGCTGCTGGCAATTTCATTGTTGGTAATGAATATGAGATTACTATATTAGGAACAACTGATTGGAATGTTGCTGCAGGAACTGTTTCGGTTACGTATGCAGTAGGTGACACATTTATTGCAGATGCTTCTGGATCAGGCACAGGCTTTGCTACTGGTTTGCAAGAGTTTACTATTACTGAAAACAGATACCCAGACCAAGCTGAAGTTGTGTTAGTCAATGATACTGGATCAATTAACGTCACTGAGTTTGAGCAAGTCAATGTTGATAGATTATGGGTAACAGTTAATGGTCGTAGAGTCCCATCATCTAAGTTGAAGTTGAATGAGTTCAATAACTTGAGTATATTGACAACGGTTGAGACTGGTGATCAAATTATCATAACAAGTATGATGCCAACTGCAACGCCAAACGAAGAAGTATATTTACTAAATGTAAATACTTCAAACGAAGCGGCTGTTTACAGAGCAAATATACAGACTAGAACTTGGTTAACTGAACCTCTCAAGTATACTGATGACATTATCTATTTAAATGATGTACATCGTGTTACCGATAGCGTGGTTCAAGATGTAACATGCCCTGCAGCAGTAGACGGGAAGTATAATATTGGATTAAGTTCTGATAAAAATACTATTTGTCACCTTGTTGTTTACAATGCTACAACGTCAGTCACAGTAAATCCTGCAAACTTTAAGATAATTATTGTTGATACTGCTCCTATTTTGCAGATTTACAGTCAAGTGGCTGAGGGGAATGAGTTAGTAATTACGTCGGTTGTAGGTCGTTTGATATATCTAAACGGTGAACAGATTGGATTTGGTGAGTGTAACCTAGAAAATAATTCAATCAGTCTATTGTCTAGGGGTGCAAACGGAACCGGGGTACAGAATTACATTCCTGTATACACTGAGGTGTTTGGTATAATACCGAGCAATAGAATGTCGGATGTGTTATATGCTAGTGAATGGAATCCTATCCCCGGAGTCTACAACACAGTAGAAGGTGATCCATTGCAGATTGCGTACACAGCAGGCGCAGATTTCTTGAGAACGGATAGAAACTAAAGATAAATAAATATATGAACGAAAAAGTGGAAGAAAATAAACAAAAACAGCCCGAGAAACCTGGCCCCAAGCCTAATGAACACGGGGGTTTTTATTTTTCTTCCGGGATAAAGATAACAGACCCAAACACTAAAGAAGTTTTGGTTCACATGCGAGGCGATAATTAATGTCAGTAATAACACTATCATATAAAATAGAAGGATTTTTGAAAATCTACGACCCTAACGACGGGGAAATATTTGTAGATAAGAAAAATGCCATCAATTACGAAAATATGTCAGAAGCTATCGCTGACACATTATCAAGTCGTGGTTACGGAGAAATCTATGAAATGGCGTTTGGTAACGGCGGGGCCAGCGTATCTGATACAGGAGTTATCACGTATTTGCCCCCAAATGTTACGGGACAAAACGCAGCATTGTATAACCAAACTTACGCAAAAATTGTAGACGATACCAGCGTTTTTAACTTGGATCCTACACGCAACAAGATGACTGTTACCCATACTACGGGCAAGTATTATACTGATATTTTGGTACAATGTTTGCTAGATTATGGTGAACCGGCAGGGCAAGCAGCATTTGATAATAGCACACAAACAGATAGTTCTTATATTTTTGACGAATTGGGTTTGCTTGCTAATTATGGATCAGACAGTTCAGGGGCAATTATTACACGACTTTTAACCCATGTGATTTTTCACCCTGTGCAAAAAAGTTTAAATAGGCAGATTCAAATTGATTACACCGTCAGAATTCAAAGTTTGACGAATTTAGTAACAATATAAGATAAATAACAGATATCGGAGAAATTTTAAAATGGCATATACAATTCTAAAAAGTAATGGTCAAGTACTGACAACCATTGCTGATGGTACTATCAACACTAGCAGTACTTCCCTAGCATTACCTGGTAGAAACTATGCTGGGTACGGCGCATACTTAGATACAAACTTTGTACATCAACTGGAAAACTATGCTAACGCAAGTCCTCCGGCTAATCCTCTAGCAGGACAGTTATGGTACAATACTAACTCAAATACAATGTATGTTTGTCCAGCAGACGGTACAACTTCAGCTAGTAGTTGGTTAGCACTAACTTCAACTTCTAGCGGTGGTGCAACAACGTTTGGTGCAGTTACAGTTACTGGAAATATTGGCGCAAACAATATGACTGTTACTGAATCTATCACCGCAAATTCTATTACAGTGACTACTGCAACAGTAACTGCAAATGCTACTATCGCTACAGCAAACGTGACGACCGGTAATATTGGAACATTAAACACTACTACAATAACAACTGGTAGCGCAACAACTGCTGGTACAGTTACAGGAACTTGGACATTGAACGGTACAGGAACAGCAAACTCTGTTGCTGGTACAGGCCTGTATGTTAACTCAGGTAATATCGTAATCAACAATGCAGGTAATTCATATGGTATTAAAACCGATAGATACATGTACGCAAATGGTACCCCAATTAGCTTTGCAGGTACATATAACAACGGTAATGTATTTGATTACTTGACTGGTTCAAATGCAGTTTCTCAGTTTGCCGGTGTAATCGCTCCTTCTTCTGTTACAACAGCAAATATCACTACGGGTGGAAACACAGTTGCAGGACAAATTACAGGTAACTGGACATTAACAGCCGGTTCTAGATTGCTAGCTACATACGCTGACTTGGCAGAACGCTTTGAGGCAGATGCGTATTATGATGCAGGTACTGTTGTTGAATTAGGTGGAGATAAAGAAATCACTAGCGTAAAATACGAATTAAGTGAAGATATATTTGGTGTTATCTCTGATAGTGCTGCTTACTTGATGAATTCAGGTGCAGGCACTGATACTACTCACCCACCAGTAGCGATGACAGGACGTGTTCCAGTTAAAGTCACTGGTATAGTAAAGAAAGGTGATCGTCTAGTTAGTGCAGGTAATGGAATAGCCCGTGCAGCTACAACAGGTGAAGCAACTGCATTTAATGTTGTTGGGCGAGCATTGGAAAATAAAACAACAACTAGTATTGGAACAGTTTTAGCAATTGTTACTGTTTCTAAATAAGGATAAAACATGACTTACGCACAATATGGAACAATTGCAGCAGCGGATTATAATACTTTAGTAGGTACTAATCCAAATACTACATCAGGTACGCTAAACACTGTTTGGTCTACTGGTGGAACAACTGCTGGATATGGTCAAACTGCAATTGCAACCGTAGCTACTGGAGACAGTGTTGCTGCTGCAAACTGGGCAAATCTTGTAAACAAAACGTCAAACTCGGCTTCACATCAAGGAACATCAATTACTAGTGTTACTGCGCCGGTGGCAGGCGGAACCGTTACGTACTTGTCTGCAATACCTACTAACCTTACAACTATCTACACTAGTAGATTAAATGCAGCTACGCAAGGTTCTACTGTTGCTAATACTGCAACTCGTGCAAGTTCTTGGTCAACACAAATTTTGTTTACTCATACAGTAACATTTGCAAATGGTGATGCTGCTAGATATTTCTTTAATTCAGGCGGCCAATTAAAGATAACTTGTTCACAACCCACCGGTACAGCAATTGACAACTTATGGAATGCATTGGCAACTGCTGTAGGTACAATTACTATCAGCGCACCTTCGTCAGGTACAGCAACTATAGCTAGCACTTCATATACGGGTGTTAAAAAAGTAGGCGGTAGTGGAACATCTACTGTAAGTACAAATAATGGGTACTATGCACTAACTACTGCAAATGCAAATATATTTTCTCAGACAGCAGCAACTGGCCCAAGCGGATACTTAGGTTCATACATTAGCGTTAATGTTAAGAGTAATGGAACTCAAGGTTCTAATGGTGACACTGGTAGTATTATAACAATATATACACTTTGGGATGAAGTTCCAGATGGGTACGCAGTAGCACTTGGTGCAGCAACAACTGTAACAGCACAAGCACCCGAAACTACTTACTTAGCCAATACTTGGGGAACAATCTCCGTTACTGGAACTGTAGCATAATTTTTCACATCGTCTTTGTATCCATCTAAATACTCATAGGAGTACTCATGGATACAAAGACATTAATCACCGAAGCCAAAGCCCGCTTCAATCATAACTCAGCCAAAGCATATCTTAAAGACAAGTACGATAGTAAATTTATCGTAGCTGACCAGTCCGGGCTTTGGAGAGCCAATCTAGAAACCATTAATTTTTTAAACGCATCTACTGATGAACAATTAATACTAATAGATACTTTTAACAATCCAGTCAAGGTTAATAGAATTAACTTACTGCATAAACTTGCCGATACATATAAGAATGCAATGGAAGAATGGTATAGCGAATGGGTTGAACTAGAGAAGAAAAGATGAGCAAAGGGGCACTACTTTTCGCATTTAACAGCCCAAAATATAATTACTATGAAATGGCAGTAGCAACTGCTAAACGTATTAATCACTTTTTGGGTCTACCTGTTACATTAGTAACGGATAGTGAATCACTACCTAAACAACAACTATACACGTTTGATAACGTTGTTATAACTGATGCAGATAAAACCAACAAAAGAGATTGGGGTCTATGGTATAACAAGGGTAGATATCGTGCTTTTAACTTGAGTCCATATGATGAAACTATCTTGTTAGATACAGATTACATGGTTAACTCAAACAAACTATTAAAGACATTTGATTTACCTACTGATTTTTGCTGCCATGATACAACTAGTTATTTGATGTATCCAAATGCAGGTCAAGAATCTTTAAGCGCAAATGGATTTAATACACTTTGGGCCACTGCTGTAACCTTTAAGAAAACAAAAAGAGTAGAACAAATATTCAATAGTTTAGAAATGATTCAACAGAATTTCCGTCACTATGCAAATATACATGGGTTTATATCATCTACTTTTCGCAATGATTATGGTTTAACATTAGCAACAAGAATGGTAAATGGACACACTATGCCTAAGGAAGATATTATCCCGTGGAATTTACTGCACATAGGTAATAAAACAATGGTGCATAAAAACACAAATGATGAATTTAACACAGAATATACTGTAATGTTTGACAACTGGACTAGAGGTAAGATTCGGAAAGAATATATCACTATCAAGGATACAGATTTTCATGTTATGATAAAAGAAAACTTTATGGAGCTGATAAGTGAATAAAGGTTTTGTAATAATGGCTCAGGATACTGAGAAAACAAGTTATACTAAATGTGCTGAAACATTACGTAACAGTATATTAAAAGTAATGCCCGACGCTAATGTAACTATCATTACAACTGATATGTTACCACACGGCGATTTGGGTGGCTTTGCGAATGATTGGCAAGTATATCAGGCTAGTCCATATGATTATACAATCAAACTAGAAGCTGATATGTATATTCCAAGAAGTATTGACCATTGGTGGGATGTGCTTAAAGATAGAGATATAGTTGTATCAAGTACCATCAGAAACTTTAAACAAGAGATATCTGATATAAGATTCTATCGTAGATTTGTTGATGACAACAAATTACCAGACGTTTACAATGCTATAACTTATTTTAAGAAATCCGATACAGCACAAGACTTCTTTAATATAGTTAAAGATATCTTTGAAAATTGGGAAGAATACAAAAAGATATTAAAATGTAATCCCCAAGAACTAGCTTCTACTGACTGGGTATACTCTATTGCGTGTCATATTATGGGCATAGAAAAAACTATGTTACCCTCATTTACTGAGATGAGTATAGTGCATATGAAACAACATATAAATATGATTCCAACTGAAGATTGGACAGATTCATTGATATATGAATGCTTACCTGATCAAATTAGAATTCAGACTATACCCCAGCAGTACCCTTTTCACTATCATGTGAAATCCTTTTGTGATAAAATTAAAGTATGAATAATTCCGAAGAAGATTATGTTATTCTATGGGAAGCACCCAAACTAGAACCACCTGAGTTAAGACTCTACTACGACATTGAAGGTAAGGTCATTTGTTATTGCGGGGACAAATCCGTAGAGGGTGACAATTATATCGTAATTGATTCACATACCTTCTCTGAAGGTCGTCCTGATGTTAGGGTCATTGATGGAAAAATTTCAACTATGGCTCCTAATGCGATTGTAGAAAAGTTGATGCCAGATAATGTTGAAGGTGTATGTTGTCATCCAGATGATATTAGCATCATAGTTGATGAATCAGAAGAACACACAAAATGGAAAATAAATCTATATGAACTCAAATAACATCATTGATGTGGCAGATTTAGATTGTATCTACCTTAGTTATGATGAACCGCAGAAAGAAGAATTTTGGCTTAAGATAAAGAATATGATACCTTGGGCTAAACGTGTAGACAGCGTTAAAGGCTCTGATGCGGCACATAAAGCAGCAGGTGAAGCAAGCGACACAGAACGTTTCATTCTAATTGACGGTGATAATATGCCTGAAGAAAGTTTCTTCAACATGCAATTAGACTTCAATGGTAAAGACCCTAAGTTTCAATTGGCACAATTTCGTTGGAAAGCAATAAACTCTATTAACGGATTGCGTTATGGCAACGGTGGCATGAGTAGTTGGACAAAAATTTATGTTGCCAATATGAAAACACATGAAAATCAAACAGACGGTGATGTAAGCCGTATTGCTGATTTCTGTATGGACAGCAAAGATAATTTATACTGGGCAATGCATGACTGCTATTCTACTACTTATCCTAATTATACTCCGTTTCAAGCGTGGCGTGCTGGATTCCGAGAAGGAGTAAAAATGGTTCTTGATAGAGGGGCAAAGCCGGATATCGATACCTTTAAAGAAACTGTTGCTAGTCGTAATCTAAACAACTTAACTATTTGGCACAATATCGGATGTGATGTAGAGAACGGTGAATGGGCGATCATGGGTGCTCGTATGGGAACATATATGACAATGCTTACTGACTGGGACCATGCAAACGTGCAATGGTTTGATAACTATATTGAGATGTGGGAATCAGTTAAAAACGAAGATCCTTTATACTTGATTAAAAAGCACGGAGATGATTTAAGTGCTAAGTTAGGTCTACCTATGTGTATGCATACATCAGAACAAAGTAAGTTTTTTAAACGTCACTACAATGCTGACAAATATAATTTAGGTCCACTCGTAACTGAGATGGATGTTATTCGCAGAATCGAAGGATGGTAATGAGTAGTGAACACCAAAGAATTCAAGACATTAAAATAAAGATTGAGAATGAAGTAGGTCCTACATTCTGTCTTGCTAAATGGCATCATGTAACTATGTACTTGCAAACAGGTGAGACACATAGTTGTTATCACCCAAAGCCGCATAAGATTCCTCTAGTTGAATTGAAGGATAATCCTTCAGCATTGCACAATACACAAGAGAAAAAAGAAGAACGCAAATTAATGCTTGCTGGTGGTAAGCCAACTGGTTGTCAATATTGCTGGAACATTGAAGCAATGGGTCCAGACTACATCAGCGACCGTCATATTCGTAATGCTAGTATTTTTACAGAAGAACGATACGAACAAACTGTTAAGGGTCCATGGGACCAAAACATCAATCCAGAATACTTAGAGATTAACTTCGGTAACGAATGTAACTTCAAGTGCGGTTATTGTCATCCAAAGTATAGCACTAGCTTCTACAATGAAATCAAAGTAAATGGTCCTGTTACAACAGTAAAGAACCATCGGTGTGATGTTGATTGGATGAAATTATATCAGCGTGAAGAAGATAATCCTTACGTTGATGCATTTTGGCAATGGTGGCCCGAACTACGCAAAACATTAAACATTATGCGTGTAACAGGTGGCGAACCAACTATGCACACTAGCACATGGAAGTTATTGAAAGAAATTGATAACGATCCTATGCCTTGGTTAGAGTTAAACATCAACAGTAACTTGGGCACTAAGACTGCATTGGTTGAGAAGTTAAGCGATAGTGTTAAACAACTATGTGATGATGGGAAAATTCGTGCATTTAAATTGTTTACTAGTTTAGATACATGGGGACCTCGTGCTGAATATATTCGTACTGGGTTAGACTTGGAGTTGTGGGAAAAGAATTTTCACACATACTTACAACGTACAAATAGCCCAATAACATTTATGATTACGTTCAATATTTTTAGTGTAACTACATTTAAAGAGTATTTGGCTAAATTCTTAGAATGGCGTGAGCAGTATGGATGGTATGATGATATCAAGAGTCATCGTGTTCGTTTTGATACTCCATACTTGCGTGACCCATTGCAGTATGATATGAACATTCTACCCAAAGAAGAATTTATGCCCTATATGCACGATGCATTGAAGTTTATGCTAGACAATGTTGATGACAACGCTAGTAATAAGTTTACTACGGTTGAATATGAAAAGTTCAAACGGGTAGTAGATTACATGGCAGAAACAGTTTATCCTGAAACCAAACTAATAGTAGGTCGCAGAGATTTCTACAATTGGTTCAATGAATTAGATGAACGTAGAGACACTGACATGTTATCTATATTCCCAGAATATATGGGATTCTATAGATTGTGTCAAGAAGCAAACCAACTAAATCCGTTATGAACAAAGAATATCATCTAACTAAAAGCAAAACATTTTGCATGATTCCATGGGTACATCTACATACTTCTCCATTGGGTGTTGCTGCACCTTGTTGTATATCAGAATCTGCTTCAACCGTCAATGGCATGGGTAATGCAAAAACGCAATCATTTATGGAACTTGTAAACAGTGAGAAAATGAAACAATTACGAGTAGATATGGTTAATGAAGTTAGTAATGCTGAATGTACTAAATGCTATGACCAAGAACAAGTAGATGTTAAGAGTTTTCGCCAAGATACAAATTCAAAATATAATGATTATTATGAAGAAGCATTGAGTAATACAACTAGTGAAGGGGAAGTAACTCAATTCAAAATGAAATACTTTGATATCCGTTTCAGTAATATTTGCAATTTTAAATGTAGATCGTGTGGTTCTGAATTTAGTACACAATGGGAACAAGAAGATATAAAAAGCAAAGTATCATATGCTAGAATTATTCCAAAAAATGACAATCCAAAATTTTTACAGGAAGTAGTAGATCAAATTCAATTTATGGATACTGCATATTTTGCAGGTGGTGAGCCTTTAATTACTGAAGAACACTATATCTTATTAGAGGAAATGATAAAGCAAAAACGCACTGATATCCAATTAAGGTATAATACCAACCTTAGTAACTTAAAATTCAAAGATAAAGATTTACTTAGTTTATGGAAACATTTCCAACATAGAATTCAAGTCTCTGCTAGTATTGACCACTACGGTGAACGTGCTGAATATATAAGGCATGGAACAAATTGGTCAACTGTAGAAGAAAATTTTGCTGCCGTAAAGAAAACTCCATATGTAAACTTAACTATGAATACTGTTTTAAGTGTGTTTAATTTATTAACTATTCACGAGTTTTACCAATATTTAATTGATAAACATTTGTATATTCCAACAGACCATGTTTATTCTATGTATAATATGTCTGATCCTGTGCATCTTTCAGGTCATATATTACCGGATGAATATAAATTAAAAGGTAAAGAAAGTTTGGAAAAATATATTAAAATTTTAAATGATAATAAATTTAAAGATAAGCATCTAACACAACCCGAACAATCGTTGAACTGGTTGTTTTCTAAAAATACTTGGGAAGAACAAAAAGATAAATTTAGAAGTGAAATAAAACGTTTGGATAACTTACGCGGAGAAGATTTCAGTAAGACATTCCCGGAACTAGCAGGATTACTATGAATAAAGAATATCTATTAAATGAAAGTAAAACTTTCTGTATGTTTCCTTGGGTACACTTAAATGTGACCCCAAAAGGAGATATCTATCCCTGCTGTAGTAATGATTATACAGTACCTTTTGGTAATACTAAACAAACTAGTCTTAAAGAAGCATTCAACAACGAACATATGAAGCAATTACGTTTGGATATGTTAGCTGACAAACCAAACAAGATATGCAACTTCTGCTACAAGCACGAAGAAGCAGGTCCGCATAGTTTTAGAAACTATAGCAAAGAACACTTTGGTAAACACTTTGACTCAGTTGTTCCTACAACAACAGAAGATGGAACTGTCCCTGAATTTAAAATGCATTACTTTGACATTCGTTTCAGTAACATATGCAACTTCAAATGCAGAACATGTGGAAGTGAATTCAGTAGTCAATGGGGTGCGGAGATGAGAGCCAATCATGACCCAAAACATCCTATCGTAATTCATGCTGACGAAAAGGGCAATTTATTACGTGAAGTATTAGACCAAGTTGAACATATTGACTTAGCTTACTTTGCTGGCGGCGAACCTACACTAACAGAAGAACATTACTTAATGTTGGAAGAAATGATTCGTAAAGGTCGTACTGACATTACACTACGTTACAATACAAATGCTAGCAACATCAAGTTTAAAGACTACGATTTATTAGACATGTGGAAACACTTTAAGAAGATTGAGTTAAGTTGTAGTATTGACCATTATGGTGAACGTGCTGAATGGTTACGTCACGGTACTGATTGGGGATTAGTTGAAAGTAATCTATTAAAATTCCGTGAACTAGATTATGTTTCATTCCAAATGAACACAGTATTTTCAATATTCAATTACTCAACGATTGGAGAATTTTATTCTTATCTAAAGAGTAAGGGTATTATTCGTAGAGATGATTGGTATCATAGCTTGTACCTAGCAGTACATCCCAGCTATTATAGTGGTAAGAGTTTGCCTAAAGAGTTAAAAGTTGAAGCAGCAAGTAAAGCACTAGCTTGGGCGCAGAACAATGAAGGTGACAGTACATCACTTTCACGACTAGTAACTGATGCAGTAAACTTTGCTAAAGAGTCTGATACTTGGGCTGACAATAAAGAAACATTTATGATGCA